AGTCGAATGCCCGCATCACTAAGAATGTCCACGAAGAGTTCCTTCGTTCCAACTACATCGGTGGTTCCGGCCACAAGTGGATGGGCATCACCACGGATGACGGCACTTACTGCGGCCTCGTTGACGATCAAGCATGGTTCGTTCCAGAGCATACGCTGAACAACGAAGCTGGCTACGATCTCTGCGCTCTTCGCGTTAAGATGGCTCCCGCCGATCTCAACAAGATTGCTTATCTCTCGCTTGATATGCTCGACGATGCTCTCGTTGACCTCCAAGACGAAGATGACGCTTTCCGTCTTGATCTCCAAGACGCGACTGGTCAGCCTCTGCTCGACATCGTTATCCCCGATCCTCAAGTTGGCCGTGCGCTTTACTTCCAAGCCAAGCGCAACAATGGTTACTGGGATGCTAACACGGACTTCGATGAACGCCTTACCCGTCTGAAGCTCGGCATCAATCGTATCATCGGCGACTACGCCTTCGGTTACGACATCAACGCCGCTCGCTTCAACGCTGACACTGCTTTCAACGCAAGCCTCGCTCCATTCAATGAAGCTGATCCTGCGACATGGGCACGTCTCGTTCGCGTTCCTCGTTACATCAAGGTTGTCCAAGAAAACGGCTGCTCCTATGTTCCTAACCGCGCTTACCGCAATGCCGACTTCGGTATTTCGGTTGCTATGGTGAACAAAGCAATGTGCAAATGGACAATGCCATCCTCGACTGGATACGGCCAAGCCCAACAGATGACCCAGAACTACGCTGGTGATTGGGAATGGAAGAACCCAGATTGGGAGTGCAACCGCTGGCGCAAAACGGGCTTCTATCAAGCTCAGTTCCGTCTCGCTGCACAGGTTAAAGACCCAACCATCATGCACTCGTTCCTGCATCGCCTGCCACAAAGCAAGAGCCTCTATGGTTCCTGCTGCCCTGTGCAAAGCTACATCATTCCTGACAACACTCAGGACTGCTATAGCTGCGCTGGTGTGGGCGACATCGTTGTGCCTTCCTAAGTTAAACAGGGGGGAGGCTTATTCAAGCCTCTCCCCACAACCTTAAATAAAAATTATGTCTAATTCTCGACCACTCGCTTATGATCGTGTCAACCTGTTTGGCCCGATTGCTGTTAACCTTCTCGCTGCTGGAGACGCTGATCTCTTGGTTCTTAATGACCAAGACACCAAGTTCTTTCCAACAAGCATCGTGCTGGAGACTGCCTACGCTCGCGGAACTACTGCCACCGATCCAATTGTGATCGTTGACAACGGAACCACTGGCGAAAACATCACCTCTTCGCTTACCATCACTGACGCTCTTGATAACCAAGGCCGCTACAATCCTCTTGCGATTGCCGCCAATCCTTATGTTATCACTGGTTCCCGCAAACTTCGTTTGTTGAAATCCACTGTTGGTCTTGGTCAAGCTACCGCAACTCGTTCCCGCACTTCGGGCGTTGCTACAATCGTTACTGGTGCTGCTCATGGTTTTGCCACGGGCGACACGATCACGATTGCCAGCATGACCGACACTACGTTCAACGATGTGCAGGCTGAAGTTACTGTCGTTGACTCGACCACCTTCACCTATGCAAATGCTGGCGTGAATGTCGCCTCTGGTGCTGATACCGCTGGACGTGTTGGCGCACTTTATGTAAATGCCTACGTTGTTGGTATCTACTACTAAACCTCAACCATGGGTGGGGAAGTAAATACTTCCTCACCCTAACCCCTTTTCTAATTATGGCTTGTTTCACCGCTCTCGACTACCGCAATAAATCCTACCCTTTCGTTCAAACAATCGCCGCCGCTGCTGGCATTGATCCAATCTCTTATGGTTGCTATGACGCAGCAAGTGATGCTTCAAAGCTCTATCAATTTTATGTTGGCCTTGCAACCATCGGTGAACTCACCCCAGTTACCGAGAATTGCTTTGTTCAAAAAACTGAAGACCAGCAATACTTCCTCACTAACGAAGCTCTTGCTGCTGCTCTTCCACCAGTTGGTTAATTATCGTAACCGATAAAATATTATGGCACTCACTCAACCCTGCTTTGTCAATCTTACCCCAGATCAGCAAAATTTCAATCTATACGAATCTTTGAAGGAAATTGCAGGGTTTGAGATTCCTGCATATGACCAAATTGATATTTCGTATTACGGAGTAACAAACAACATTGCAACTGTTCAATATCTAAAAGATGGAGTTCCTGTAGCAACATTGACTCTTTCATATGCTGTTCAGCCTCCAACTACGAACGATGCAAATCTAACAACTGTATCTATAGCTTACCCATAATATATGGCACTTACATTTAATCCTTTTACTGGTAAACTTGATTTTATCGGAAGTTCAGCAACCGCTGGAATTGGCGCAACTGGAGCCACTGGCCCAAGTGGTGGCCCGACAGGAGCCACAGGTTCTACTGGCAGCACAGGTGCAACTGGCATTGGTGCAAGCGGAGCGACTGGTGCAACTGGCCCAGTTGGCGCAAGTGGATTAAGTGTTACTGGCTCGACAGGTGCTACGGGAGTTGGATCGACTGGCGCTACTGGGGTTGCAGGCGGTCAAGGAAGCACAGGAGCTACAGGTGTGCAAGGCAACCAAGGCTCCACAGGAGCTACTGGAGTTACTGGAACTGATGGAGCGACTGGAGCTACAGGAACCGCTGGCGGTCAAGGCAGCACAGGAGCCACCGGATTGACTGGAAATCAAGGTTCAACCGGAGCAACGGGAGTAAGTGGAGGTCAAGGTTCAACTGGAGCTACAGGTATTGCTGGCAACGATGGAGCCACTGGAAGCACTGGGGCGACAGGTTTTGGTGCGACAGGAGCTACCGGAACTACTGGTGGACAGGGTTCTACAGGCGCAACGGGAACTGCTGGCGTTGACGGAGCAACTGGTGCTACGGGTGTAGGCGCAAGCGGCGCAACTGGAGCTACAGGCCCGCAAGGTGCAACTGGTTTGACTGGTGCTGGTGGAGCTTCTGGTTTTTACGGATCGTATTTTAGCAATGTCGATCAAACTGCCGCCGCGATTAATACTGCATATGCAATGACAGTAAATAATGTCATTGGACAAAATGGCATTTCTGTTGTTAGCGGATCGCAAATTACATTTACAAGTTCGGGAACATACGACATCCAATTCTCCGCTCAATTGCATAACAATGGTGGTGGGGGTGGGGGAAACACTGTTCAGATTTGGTTCCGCAAAAATGGAACTGATATTCCAGATTCTGCAACAAGAGTTGCCGTCCCAACAAATACTCCATATGTGGTAGCGGCGTGGGACTTCATGGATAATTTTGCCGCTGGAGACAATTTCCAGATCATGTGGTCAACTGACAATACAAATATTGGCATCGACCACAACACAGCAGTTGCACCAGCACCCAATATCCCATCAGTAATCATCACAGTAATGCAAGTGATGTATAACCAACTTGGCCCTCAAGGCGCTACTGGAGTTCAGGGGGCAACTGGAGTTGGTTCTACTGGCGCAACGGGTGTTGGAGCAACTGGTGCTACAGGAGTCACATTATCTCCACAAATTGACCGATTCATTGGTTCTGACACATGGACAAAACCAGCAGGCGCAAAACAAGTTGTAGTTGAATGCGTTGGTGGCGGTGGCGGTGGTGGCAGAGGAATTCTTGTTGCCGCTGGAGCTTCCGTATCTGGTGGTGCTGGAGGAGGTAGTTGTGGCTTTACAAGGGTATTGGTAAATGCAGTAGATTTAACAGATGCAACATATACAGTAACAGTTGGTTCTGGTGGTGCTGGAGGAACTACAGGAAATGCAACATCAGGAACTCCATCGAATGTAAGTGGATCAACTTTAGGTATTTTTGTAAACGCTAACGGAGGAGCCTTTGGTGCGGTTGGCGCAGCGGGAGCCTCATCAACTGGGGGAACAGGAGGTGCGCCTGCTGGAAATTTAGGAGGATCAGGAAACATAACTACCACAGGAGGAAATGGGTCTGGACAAGGTTACGCCCCGTCATCTGGCGGTGCTGGAGGCGGATGTTCAACAACAACTCCATTTAACGGAGGCACGAGCGGAGCAGCACAGTTTATTAATGGTGGAACTGGGGGTGGTGGAATTGCCTCAACTACTGGCAATGGAGGGAATGGAACAGTTGTTACCCCTCGCGCAATACCATCGCTCGTAATAAATGGTAGTGGAGGCGGTGGCGGTGGGGCATCTACATTTGCTGGAGCAAGTGGCGGAGCAGGAGCAAATGCTACTGGGTTTGGTTGTGGCGGTGGCGGTGGAGGGTCTGTATCTGCTGCATCTGGAACTGGTGGTAATGGAGGCGCAGGTTCACCCGGAATTGTAATGATCACAACATATTTTTAATTATGGAAATCGACGACTGGCTTATTGTTAATTCTGAAACGCACGAAGTTGAAATGGGAATTCGTTGGGACGGCAATACGGGAACTTGGCCTTTGCCAGAAGGAACATACGCAGTTAAACGAAACGAAGCTGACTTTTCAAAAATCAAATACAAACCACAAGAAGATGAACGATAACGCTACGCTCACAGGTATTTTAGGAACGACTACAAGCTTTACAGGTTTTATGGTTAGCATGATGCCGCATATTGAAACTGGCTTGCGTGTCGGTGGATTGCTTGTTTCTCTTGTTGCAGGTGTTTTGACAATAGTTTATATGTTTAAAAAGATTCGCAACAATGAACGCTAAAAAAATTGCACTTGGAATGATTCTGATCTCGTTTGCATTTTTAGCAATGGCATTTTTGACTGGTTGTTCTACACTTGGAATTTCCCTACAGACAGACTACGGGCGGCTGACATACGAACTGCCCGAACCAAAAGGCACAAAGAAATGAAAATCGTAAATATACTACTTCAGCGGCTATCAGAGAACAGCACATGGCGCGGATTGATTTTGATTGCTACGGCAGTCGGAGTGAAGATCGAACCAGAACTCCAAGAAGCAATTCTTGTCGCGGGACTCGGACTCGTTGGACTCATTAATGTAATCCGTAAAGGCTAATGGTTCCTAACTCCAGACCGCAGCAAGCTAAAGAAAAAACCCTCGCAATGGTAATCAAAGCGGGGATCGAAGATCGCGTTGCTCTGGTAGGAATAAGGGGATATTACGCCGATTCGATGGGGGTCAAAGGGAAGAACGATAGAGGCATTTACGATGACGCAATTATTCTTTTATCACCTTCAGTCCATGCTACATTCAATGCAAATACTGATCCATCGGTTTTCAAGAAAGGTATCGCGGTTCTTAAAACGGGCATTCACAGGTATCGTAAGGGGAATCATGGTATCTCTAAACCCGGAGGCGGCTATCCAGCGTTGCGACCTGCTAACGCCAAAGAGGAGTTGCCTGTTACGAGAGACGGCATTGGAGACGATATGGGCATCGCTATCAACATCCATAAGGGCAGTTACAAATCAACCTCAAGCGAAGGTTGCCAAACAATCTACCCACCACAATGGGATGGATTCATCAACCTCGTCTATTCGGAGATGAATAGATACAACCAAAAGACGATTCCCTATCTTTTAGTGGAACAAACATCTTGAATTAAAAATCAATTTATCGTAAACGATAATCCATATGGGAAACTGTAATGAAACTATCATAGTTGCATCTTATGCAAGGTCAGCAAAAGAAAGTGCTGCGAGTGCCGCGCATTCAGCTTGCATAGCATTACAATCCATTGGGGCGAGCGGAGCCACTGGAGCAACGGGGGTCGGGGCTACAGGAGCCACGGGACTTACTGGTTCTACTGGCCCATCGGGAGGGCCGACTGGAGCAACGGGTGCTACAGGCCAAGGTTCAACTGGAGCCACGGGATTATCTGGTATTAACGGAACTACTGGAGCTACGGGTCTTCGCGGAGCTACTGGAAGCACAGGCATTCAAGGTCAGCAAGGAGCCACGGGATTGCAGGGTTCTACTGGGATTGGCGCATCGGGAGCTACTGGAGCCACAGGACAGCAAGGCCCGATTGGGCCAGATGGGGCTACTGGAATGGTTGGCCCTCGCGGAGCTACTGGTTTAACTGGCCCAATGGGGGCAAGTGGGTCTGGTGCAACTGGATCAACTGGAGTCGAAGGAGCAACGGGATCGACTGGCCCTGCTGGAGCTACTGGAGCAGGAACTACGGGGGCAACTGGATCAACTGGGTTAGAAGGTAGCACTGGGGCAACTGGAATTGGAGCTACAGGAGCTACAGGAGCTACAGGCGCGACTGGTATTGCTGGTAACAATGGAGCCACTGGAAGCACTGGAGCTACGGGTTTTGGTGCAACTGGAGCTACTGGAACTGCTGGCAGTCAAGGCTCAACGGGGGCAACTGGTTTGCAAGGCAGCACTGGGGCAACAGGGGTAACTGGTGTGCAGGGGGCTACAGGAGCAACCGGCCCACAAGGAGCAACTGGCGTTATTCCAGCATCCAATGCAGGAAATGTTTGGACGTTTACTGGAGATGGAACAACAATAACATGGACATTAACTGGAAATACAAGTGGAAGTCTTGTATCTGCAAATTACCTTGTAGCCGCTGATGGTGTTCTACAAGCTCCAGCAAACTATACAATCAACAATGTGTCTCCAAGGACACTTACAATATCAACTGTTCCAAATGGAAGCTCGCTTGTAGTAGTTTCCCTTTCCACAGCATAAAAACACTTGACTTAACCTAAACTATCGTTAACGATAAAACTATTATGAGTTGCGGAAATTCCAGAAGTTCTAAATGTAACCCATGCGGCCCAAGTGCGGACGCAATGAATGCGATTGCTGAACGGGCGGCATACTATGCTCGTATTGCACAATACGCAGCAGATATGGGGAATCAGGGCGCAACCGGGCCAATTGGCCCTGTTGGAGCTACTGGGCCTGCTGGCGGCCCGACTGGAGCAACAGGATTAGGTGTTACTGGAGCTACTGGATTGACTGGCGCAACAGGGCCATCAGGAGGGCCAACTGGCGCAACTGGAGCTACGGGAGCAGCGTCTCCAGCAGGAGGAATTCGCTGGGCTTATACTGGAGATGGTTCGCAAACAAATTTTAGTGTAACTGGAGCAATTTCTACACTTGCAACTGCGTTCCTTGTAGTAATCGACGGAATTGTGCAAGACCCAAACAATTACACTATTTCTGGAACAACACTTACAATTTCATCTCCTGTTCCAAATGGCAGCACAATTGTTATTGTGTCATTAAATGGATTGCAGGGAGCAACTGGGCCGAGCGGTGGCCCAACGGGAGCAACTGGTTTGACTGGATCACAGGGCGCAACTGGGTTGACTGGCCCTGCTGGAGCTACTGGAAGCACTGGAGCCACGGGAACCGCAGGTAACAATGGAGCCACAGGTGCTACAGGTATTGGAACGCAAGGTTCAACAGGAGCAACAGGATTAGGTGCTACTGGAGCTACTGGATTAACTGGTGCTACGGGGCCAAGTGGAGGCCCAACAGGTGCTACTGGGGCGACTGGTGTATTGCCTCCTACTAATTTTGGCAATGTTTGGTCATACACAGGAGACGGAACTCAAACAGTATTTGCAATTACTGGAGGATTGTCTATACTTTCACCAGCATATCTCGTAACAATTGACGGAGTATTTCAAAAAACAACTAACTATACAATTGATAATGTTATCCCAAGAACATTGACATTCAGTCAACCAGTTCCTAACGGATCAGAAATTAACATCGTGTCGCTATCGGTAGCTTAACAATTAACAACAACAATTAAAATAGAAAAACTAAAATTATGCCAATTACGAAAGCAACTGCAAATGTAGTAGATTTTGCATCTCCAACTTCTCAAATTATAGCAATTCCCGGAGATAATTTAGCAACAAAATATGCTCAAGCAAAAACATTGACACCGCAAGGTAATGCTCTTTCTTCAACAAATAGAGCAACATTGATAATATACCCCGGAACTTACACTTTATCAACAACTCTTACTATTGATGCAGAGTTTGTCGATATTTATGGAGTGGGATCACAAAGATGGAGTCCAGTAGTATTTTTTACTGGAGCAAGTATAAATGTTTCTGCAAATGACATCAATGTAACAGGCATTGGATCAAATTCTGCGTCTTTAAGAACAACTGGATCAAAACCATTGTCTCATTTTGAGAATTGTAGTGGAGTATCTGAAAGTTTTGGATATGGTATTGGGAATCCTGCATCTGGAACATATATTGGATGTTATGTGTTTGGTAATGGCGGGTGCTTTGGAACGTTTGCTGCTGCCGATGGAAGATTTGTTGATTGCCGTGTTATAGGAACTAGTGCATTTGCATCAGGCACTTCCGCAGATGCAGCACAAATAGCATCTGGAATTTTTGATAGATGCTCCGCACAATCGCAATCATTTGGTTGGGGTGGTGGTTTTTCTGGAACTGCTTATAATTGCCAAGGGTCTACAAATGCTTTTGGTGCTACGCCTGTATCTGGATCAACTGGAATAAGTGGAACATTATACAATTGCGTTGGTGGAGCTAATTCTTTTGGAGGTGGAACTGCGTTAGGAACAAGAATTACTGGAAGGTTATATTATTGTAGATTGACTTCTGGAACATTCCAAACAGTAACATCACCCGGAATTACACGACTTTGCATTGATGGATCAAATGTTGAAAACAACCAAGGATAAAATTATGAACAATAAAACATTATTTACAACAGATAAAATAAACTGGGTAGAAATTTCTGGTCAAGAAATTGATTCAAATGATATAAATGAAGTAATTTCTATTGTTGATAATAAAATTTCTTCAGATTCGCAATTTATTTCTGCAACAATTACAATTCCAAATATAACTGGAATCATTAATTATCGTGTTAACGGAGAACATTTGCAAGAACGATTCTAAAAATTATTGTTTTATGACTCCATGCACTCCAGCACCTCCATGTGAAACAGACTATCCGTTATTCTGTGAACCACTTGAAACAACGAATACAGCTAAAGCATTTGTTGTTGAGGATTCGTTGTTTTGTCAAAAACGCCTCGCTGGAAATGAAGGTGAAATTCCAAGGATTACTGATGGGTTTATTAAGTTCACTCAATCCACAAGTGCCAATACACCAAATTCAATAGTATCGCGTGACTCCGCTGGTGGAGTAGCATTCTCATCTATTAGTGGAACAGAACTTCTTCTAAACAACCCGACTGGTGATACTCGTATTGAGGTTGGTGGGTCTGGCAATGTTTACATGGATTTGAAGAATCCAAACTCGGATGACTATGACCTCCGTATTCAAGCCGCAGGAACTACACCAAGGATTTTCACTAACGCCGCGATTCTTCAGATTGATGGAACAAGTGTTAATCTTCAATCGAACACGAATGGCAGTGTTGGTATTGGAACGAATACTCCAACAGTAAAGTTGGACATATCCCAAACTCAAGCCGCTAAAACAGCAGTGCGAGTAGTAAATACTGATACATCCAGCGCAGCATCTGCATCATATCTTGCAGTTCAAGGTGGAGTAAATGCAGACTTTTCTACAAAACAAAACGCACAAGCTGAAGTAGGAACATCTTCAGCACATCCATTCATCATAAAATCAAATGATGTAGAGAGGATTCGCGTAATAAGCGGGGGAGATGTTGGCGTTGGAATCTCTGCACCACTTGCTAAATTTCACGTTGCTGATGCAACCGCAAATGACATCGTAAGAATTACTCAATCGGGAGCAGGCGTTCCACTACGAGTAGAAGATGAGACGACCGATACAACGCCATTCATTATAGATACAGCAGGCAATGTAGGAATTGGAACTTCAACTCCAGCGGTAAAACTGGATGTTGTCGGAGCGATTGCATCTACAGGTGCAATTACATCTGCTGCACAGGTAGCATCATCTTCACCAACAGCAGGTATTGGATATTCAACTGGCGCAGGTGGGACAGTTACTCAATTAACCTCAAGGGCAACTCCAGTAACTATAAATAAAATTTGCGGAAACATCGTTCTTTTTACTGCTGCTGGTGTAGCAACATATACAAGTTTTGTTGTAAACAATACAACAGTAGGAATAAATGATACAATCATAGTAACAACAGTGGGTGGAAGTAACAATTACTTTGCGTATGCAAATAAAATTGTAGATGCAACATCATTTCAAATACATTTTGTATCTACATCTGGAACGGCATCGGATACTCCAACAATCAATTTTACAATTATCAAATCAGTAATATCATGAGTGACTGCACGAACTGCCCACCCTGCGATACGGAGTTTCCTTTGTTCTGCGAGGGACTTGAAACAACTACAGACGGACGCAAACTTGTAGTAGAAGATAACGCATCATGCCAAAAGGTATTGGTTGAACCAAGTGAAGTTTCTGTTCTTCAGTATGACCAAAACAATGATGTTGCTTGGAAGAGTGGGTCATTGACATCACCAATCAAACTTCCAAGTCTTCAACTTAATGCAATCAATGTTGCGCCGAAGATTATGGTTCTACAAGCTGATGGAACTGTAAGGCAATGGCAACCTACTGACACTGGAGATAACTTCTTGGCTTACTGGGATGGAACTCAATGGAAGATCGGGAATCTTGCTTCACTTCTCCCTGCTGGTAACGGAGTGCTGGTTAAAAATGGAAGCTCATTTTCATTGGCAAATGGAGTCAATGGAGACTTCTTGCAGGTATTGAGTGGCAGCATTCAATTCAACTCTACAATTCCGGGTGGCATCCCAACTGGAACTGTTGTTCCATTCGCCGCAAACTCCGCTCCTTCTGGATGGGTTATCTGCGATGGTTCTTTGTATGGAAGGACAGCTTTAGACCCATCTCCACAACCAAATCTTTTTGGGGTTATTGGAACAACTTATGGTTCTGGAAATGGTCTAACAAATTTTGCTGTTCCTGATCTTCGCGGAATGTTTGTTCGTGGATTCGATAATGGAAGGGGGCTTGATCCTCTTCGTGTATTCGGAACTGACCAAGCATTTGCAGTAGAATCACACAATCATGGAGGGAATACTGGACTTGAAAGCGCAAGTCATACTCATTCATTTAGTGGAACTACTGGAGTTGATTCACCAGATCATACACACGCAACTCAGCCAACTTCTGGAAGTGGTGGCGGTGGCGTAAATGCAGGTCTTGGAGGGTCATATAAAGGAACAAACACAGGAGGTGCATCTACTCGCCATACACATACATTTAATGGAACAACTTCTGGAGTAAGTGCAAATCACAGTCATGCAATATCAAGCTACGGGACTACAGAAACTCGCCCAAGAAATGTGGCGATGAATTACATTATCAAAACATAATGCCAGCAGAAGGATCAGTATTTGATGGGTTCACAAGCGTTATAGCACAAGATGCTGCAACACATCCATCATACTTGCCAGAGATGTATGTAGCCGAATCGGTCAACAGAACATTCCGAGGAGGCATCAATCGCACTCGTCCGAGTATTAGGAATATCAATATCGTCGCTGGCACTGGACAACCAGAGACTATCGTTAACGATATTCAAAATGGAAACTTCCAAGGCGCGTATCCATATCGCAGGACAAAATACGAAGCTGCTGATGGAATAGTTATATCAGTAGCAGGGGTGATCTATTTTCTGAAAATGGTAAACAATGTTGCATACGCATACAAATTACCAGTTGCAGATGGGTGGCAATGGAATGATGGAAGTTTGATGCACACATTTTTCGTGCAGGCTGAAGATCAATTATATATTCAGAACGGATACCAAAACCCGATTGCATGGAATGGTGATCTTTCTGTAAACGCAGTAAGATTGAATCCATTTAACCGAGAAATGCCGATTGGCACTATCATGGAATATGCGTTTGGGCGAGTCTTTGTATCTGACAAGTTCAACCAAATTTATGCATCGGACATTATCTTTGGTGCTGGATTAACAGACACAAAGAACACGCGCAGATTCACAGAAATAACCTATTGGCAGTTGGGTGGAGCGTTTGCAACTCCAAGCATGATGGGAAATATAACTGGCATGAAAGTAATGCCAGAGCTTGGACTAAATCTTCGCGGCCAAGGGCAACTTGTAGTTCTTACTGGCAATGGCGCATTTGCAATGGATGTATCAATCCCAAGAGATCAATGGAACACAACCAACATCCAGCGAATCTCATTGCTTGGGCGCGGATGCACAAGCCCATACTTGGCATTGGTAAACTCTGAGCTTTGGTTTAGGTCACACGATGGATGGGCATTCTATTCCAATACTCAATCTGAGTTTAATAGATACTTCTCGCTTCGTAAACTTTCAAGGGAAGTAAACAAGTGGGTTGAGCGAGATACGCCTTGGCTCAGACAATTCGCATCCACGATGTTTTACGACAACTATCTGTTAAGCACAGTTGCTCCAGAGATCAAAAGGACAACTGCTCTGGGGTTGCATAGGTATCATCGTGGAATTATCGCATTAGACTTGGATCAGTCGGCATCACCCGCTCCAGATGCTCAACTTTCATTTAGGTGGAATGGTCTATGGACTGGCATCCGACCAACTCAAATGGTATCAGCTTTGATAGTTGGACAAAAACGAGGCTTCGCATTTTCGTTTGATAAGGATAACAAGAATCGTTTGTATGAGGTTACTTCTCAACAAACAGATGACTACGGCCCGAACGGAACAAGGCAGATTGAATCCTTCTTCACAACTGGCAGGTATGACTTCAACCGAAGCGGGGCAACGAATAAATTCCTCCGCAAAAAAATTACTGGTGGAGAAATGTGGATGAGTGAGATTAAGGGGTTGGTAGAAAGTTCTGCTGAGTTTCGGGCGGACAGCAATCCTTGCTGGTCAGAACTCAAAGTGTCTACTACCTACGGGTGTAATCCATGCTCACCAATAGCTACAGAGTGCGTTCCTCAACAGGGTGGTAATCGCTACAAACGCTACAAGTTTAACACGCCTGACCCAAGCGAATGCAATGACTTGGCAGGCATCCCATCGGTAGAGGGAAGTGAATTTCAAATCAAAATCAACCTAACTGGAGCGGCTACAGTTGACCGAGTTAGATTGATGGCAAACATCAAAAACAACGACGATTCACCAGTTGGCGACTGCCCAGAAGAAAATCAAGAATGTGAACCATTTTTGTGTTGCCAAGAAAAATATTGGGATTACAGTATCGTCACTTAATTTATGGACAATCAAGATTCAAGCCCTGCACTTATCTTCCCATCTGTCCCAGATGATTTTTGTCCGTCTGGAAATTGGACTCAAGTATTTCAACAATTTTCTGATGTCGTTCTCGCAAGTGGAACTGTAAATATCCCCGGCCTTGCAGACGTTACGCCACAGCAAATCCAGACAATTAATGCTTATCTTCAAGATTTGCAGAACCAAATAAATGTTCTTGCAACTACACAAGTAAGACAAGGCATAATTACTGGATTGGTAACAGGAGATCAAACTGTTCCAATT